TAAAAGTAACTGATACCTTTGAAGTAGGTAGGTCAAATGTAAATTCATTCTTACCGCCTTTAAATAGTTTTTCATCAATTTCTTTATCTTTGATTTGTGTTAAATCAAATGTTTCTTGTTGTTTTTCACCCGAATCAGGATCCTGTAAATCTACGGTGTAGTCTTTACCATATCCTAATATACGAGTTGCTATCATTACAGCATTCTTGTCACCTAATAGTAAATCATCAAGTTTGACATTAGAATCTATAATGACACTTTCCATCAACTTATCCAAAACGATTCCCTTTTGAATAAGGTTACGAGAAGTCAATATATCTTCTTCTTTAGCCGTCATGTATTTTATTTCAATAGTTCCACCCGAACATGGATGGTCTTTTGGATACAATAGGCCTTTAGAAGGCAAATCTACGACTTCTGTTGGAAACTTTCGTTTCTCGTCAGCCATTTATTTTCTCCTAACTAATTTGATTAGTATGTTTGTGATTATAACCTCACTTCTTTAATATAACAGATTGCCAGACCTATTATAAAGTTTTTGTATTTAGACTAAATTAGAATTGTAGTATTGCGTAGTCGTATCTAAGAGTCAATGTGATATCAACTGGATCTGTTGCGTTTGCCCAATCTAAATCACCAAATGTTGCGTTAGAAATGTAAGTTCCTTTCAATGTCCATTCTTCAACCTTGTCACCGACAGGTCCTAAAACATTAAAAGTAACATCTTTCTTATAAAAATCAGAATACCCATCACGACCCGTTACTGATTCGTGTGATAATCTAACCCACTCCATAACTGCTTGTGCTCCACTTGGAACTACAGGATCATAAAGTGTAATTTCTAATTCTTCCCAAGCTCCCTTACCTTTAATATATCGTTTTACATTGATATGGTCGAGTTCAATAGTCTCGAAGGCAATAGTTGGTCTATTAGCTGTCTTAATTAAGTAAGAAGGGATTCCTTCGATGTACATAATGTATCTGTTCTTCGTTTTTGGTTCAAACGGTGTGAACATTATTTCTGAAGGATCTAATAAGTCTGGCATTTCATTTCTCCATAATTTTAAGGATGTCTCTATTCTTATATAAATATCATTTATTATAAAAAACACTCAATTAACTTAAAAACTTAATTTTAGAAGTTTTATTGAAGTTTTATTATTCTACTCTCATATATAAATATAAAGGGCAATAAAAAACCCCTCAATTAAGAGGGGCTTTCTATTTAGTTGTTTCCTAAGATTAACTTGGGAAAGTCGCTCCGGTTGGTAAGACAACGAAGTCCAACACAATGAACTCTGCAGTTCTTGTAGGTTGAATAAAGATTTGACCAACCAACTGATTTCTATCAACGACATCAGGTGTATTGTTGGTATCATCCATAACAACTCTGAATGCAGACAAACCACTATTGGATTGAACTGATTCCAAGAAAGGATTCACTATGTTTAAGAAACGATTCCTCGTTCCTGCTGTGTTTTGTTCGAATACTAAGAATCTTGAAGATGATGCGATAAACTTCTTCAATCTAATTAATAATCGTCTTACATTAACTCGGTCAAGTGCTGATGGACGACCTTGTAAGGTCTTTTGTCCCCATACACATACACCTTGTCCAGGAAAGGATGCGATTGGATTAACTCTTGCTTCATACAACTCATCTCGTTCATCATGTGTCAAACGAGTTTGAGCTTCTGTTACGGTTGTTAAACCACCACGATTCAATCCAGCAGGTGCGAACCATTCATGAGCTACTCTATCCGTGAATGCGATAGTTCCAGCTAATACTACTGATGGCGGAACCCATACAGGTAATGCTGTGTTTCTATCAACAATCTTTACCCAAGGATAATAGGTTGCTGCGTAATTGGTATCTAATGTTTCAATTGCTGCTGTTGCAGTTGCTATTGAATCACCATACTTTACAGAATCCAAGATAAAAAATGTATCACCTCGTTCTTCAGCTTTCTGAATAGCGTGGTTTGTAATACTTGGATGTAATCCGTGAATAACACCTGGAGTTACCAACATATTGATATCAAATTCATCAGGATTACTGACTGCGTTGATAGCTTTCTTAAATGCTGTATAACCAGCTGCTGATGTTGATGAGATATCAAATCCCATTGTATTAGCTGCTGTGATGTTAGTTCCAGTTAATTTAGGATTCGCAGGATTATCTCCATCAAATCCACCTTGAAATGGAACAACGAACTTTCTCTGTTTAATATTAGATAGTGCCAATGTGATTTTTTCAGTACCATCTGAGAATGTAGTTCCTGTTACACTTGCGTCTGCACTTCCATTGAAGTCCTCAAGACTCATAGTAACATGATTACCACTTCCAGCTGATGTTGGTATAGGTGCTAAATATTCTTTAGCGTCTACATTACCAAAATCATGACCAAACACTACATTACTATCAAAAGCACCTTGTGCATTTGATTGACTTGTGTTGTATACCCAAGCTGGAACTTCTGTTGTTCCAGGAACGGTATTACTAAGTGCGGCGTGTCCCATTGGAACTAAGGTAACTGGTATTGAACCATTCTTAATATCAGCGTAGTTATCAGGATCGATGTAAATATGTTTGGAACGATTATCCCAATCACCTTCGTAGGTTAATTTACCATCTGAATCAATTGATACATACCTATCTCCAATCTTACGAGCGAAGAAATTAGTACTTTTCGGGTCAAAGTTACAATTATCAAATTGTTCTAAGATATTATCAGTTGTCAATCCGTTATCATCCAATCCTGTCTGTCTAACTTGTAATGAGAATGAACCATAATCACTACCTGCTATAGAACCAGCTTTCTTAACATTCAAAATAATAATTTTGTATTTTTGAGTAACTAATGTTCCATGAGAACGAGTTTTTACTCTGAATAAATTATATCTTGCTTTGTTAATTAACTGAGATTGTATGTAAGGTGTTGTTGCTTCGGCGTAGGCCTGAGATGTAAAATCTGCAGTTCCAAAACCTGCTGCTGTTACTGATGCGGTTATGTTAGCAGTTCCACTTGTAAGTGCTCCTGCTGTAGTGTATCCACCTTGACCATATAGTGCTGCATTTGGTAAATTACTCTGTGCATATTTGAAGTTCTTATATAGATACGCACCTACGGTTGATAAACCTGATTTCTGAACTTGTGCATCTCTACTAAATACCTCACCAATGTAATCTGTACTTCCTGTGTTAAAGGATACGGTTGTTGTGAATGCTGATACACCTTTTGCACCAAAATTACTTCCACTAACAACTAATGTAAATTTCTCATAATCACCACCAAAAGTTGTTGGATTTTGAGTAATACTACATCCGTCTAATCTCACAGTTCCAGATGAACCACCACGAGATGGTGCTAATATAGCTAAAGTCTTTCTAGCTACACCAACGGTTGAACCACTAAGTGCACTACCACTTAATTGTATTTGAACTAAGTCCGCTGAATATCCACCAGTATTTAAAACCCTAACGATTGTTACGGTTCCAGCACTTCGTAGATATTGTTCTACAGCGTAAGGTGTGTAAAAACGGTCATCCGTTGAACCAAACATCTCTTCAAACTCAGAGAAGTTACTAATCATAGTAGGTACGAAAGCGGGGCCTTTAACTGTAGGTCCTACAATCGCCGCTCCTATGTCAGCAATTCCTTGAGGTAGAAAAGAAAGGTCACGTTCTCGCGTAAAGACACCAGGACTTACGATTCTTTCTGCCATTTGTTTTCTCCCAATTTATTGTTTTATAAATTAAATAACTTATTAGTCTTTTTCGACTATAAACATTATATATAAATATAGCAAATTATTCTCAAACGATTAGTTCAAGAAGTTTATTTTATGAAGTAGGCGTGAAAACTCCTGTTTTCGGGTCTAAATTACCTGCACCATATTTTTTGTTGAGAGATTCCACTTGTTCTCGTTCTGCTTTTTGTAACTCGGTATACTCAGTTTCCAATCTTAACTCAGCCTCATCCAATCCTTCTAATTGCTGATTGAGCAATAATCTTTGAACTCGTATTTGACCAAATTTAGTCTGTGTATTGGTATATCCTTGTTGTAAATCACTAAGAGACTTTAACTCCTCTTCGGTGAACTTTGTTTCCGAAACTTTAGTTTCTGTTTGTCCTAACTTGGACTCCTCTGTAACTGCCATAACGTTTTTCTCCTATGTTATAGTTATATGTTAATATATATATATGAAAATGTTGAAAACTACTTATTTTTTAGCTTATCAACCTCTGTTTTCAAATCTCTTACTTCACTTGTTAATTCTTTTATTGATTCTATTAATAACGGAACGATTCTCTTGTAATCTACTCCTAAATAACCATTTTTTCTTTCAATAACTATTTCAGGAATGATTTTTTGAACTTCTTGAGCAACAACTCCAACATCGTGTCCTCTTTCTCGTGCCCAAGCTGGTGACTTATCATTCCAATCAAACTCCACACCCCTAATCTCACCTATTTTATCTAACGAACCTTTAATAACTTTTATATTGTCTTTAAGTCTTTCATCTGATGAATTAAATGCTACAACATCACCATCTGCTACTACATCACCACTTGAAGATATTTGTGCCATAGTAAGATGAGAAGTTGATGAACCACTTATATTACCTGAAAATATACCCCCACCCGTTACAGATATACCTGTATTTGTGGTTTGAAGTTTTGTATTATTATTATAATTTAAATCTACTGAATTGGCTGCATTTAAAACCAACATAGTCTTAGAACCAGCTGCATTTTGAAATGTTTGAGTTCCACTTCTGACAAATATATTACCAGTTCCGTTGTCTTTTATGTAACTATTACTACCATCGTGATAGAGCTGTAAATCATTCCCATCACCAATATTCAGAACAGCATCATCTGCTAATTGTATACCACCACTTCCTGTAATTGTGTTGAGAATTGCATCGGATCCCGATACTATGACTTTTTTCCAATTTGGCATTTAATTTATCTCCTTACGGTTGGTTACCTTTCGGCCCACTTCCCAATGTCGCCAAACACCAGGCCAATAAAGTTACTCTTTTAACCATATCTCACCATCTTTATGGACGAGAGATGTCTTTTCAGGTGAATCTAATTTTCTTGCCTGATTTACTAATGCATCTTTAATCTGTGAGGGTGCTTTATCTAACATTCCTAACTGATTATGTAGTTTTTGAACCACTACATTACCCAAGGTAAGATACTTACCTGGTATCATCGAGTTTTTAATAATATTTATTAAAAATTCTAAATCTTCTTGATTGAGCTTGAATACTTCGTCCTCGACTACTCTTTTCTTACCCTTAACAATCATTCCCATTATGAAACCTCTTATTTTTTATGAATAAATCCAAATGTCTCCATTGTTGTTTATTGCCATTTCTCCAACACCATATTCTTTATCTGCTTCGACAGGAGCACCATCATCACCAAGTGCCTTAACCGTAACAACAAACTCTGATGGAGCAATTGCTGTACTGGTATCTTTTATTTGTTTTGCGACCGACCATCTTTGTGAGTTAATGTCGTGATAAAGTGCAGAACCACTATCTACAGCTGAACCACTCTGAACAATGATACCAGCGTCTACATTTGAACCAGCTGAACCAGTTGCTAAGAATATAAATGAATCTCCAACTGCGACATTGGTATTTGAAAGTGTAGTTGTGTCACCATTTACAATCAAGTTACCCTCAATTGTTGCGTTTGTTGAAACCGTTAGGGCTCCAGTTATATCTACACCGGCTGCGTCCACCCTCATTCTTTCTGTATTATCAGTATCGAATAGGATTACATCATCAGTTCCAAAATCAATTGTGTTGTTTTGTGAATTACCACCAATTATAAGTGAATTGTTTTTTACAGATGTAACCGTAGTTAGTGCTGCATCTAAATCATATTCTAAAGTTCCATCACCCACGGTTACACTAAGTCCATCACCACCAGTTGGAACTGCAACTGCAGGTCCATTTGAACCACCAATTAACAACTGACCATTTGTTCCCATTGCTACAGTTGCTAATGCGTTCGTTCCACCACTATCGTTAGTAATTACTACTGCCTTTGCAGTTGTTGTGTTTAATCCAGTTCCACCATGTCCTACTGCTAATTGTGTTCCTAATGTAATTGTTCCAGCTGTATCAAACCCTGCCTCTGCGTAAACATTTGAACCTGTAATACTGGCACTTGAACTGATATGACTTAATACATCTACCCTACCGACCACATCAACATTACTACTTGCGTAAATATCAGAACCGGTAATATTTCCACTACCCGATATGTGAACGGCTCCAGCGATAGAACCTTGATTTGCTAAGTCAATATCATCTACAAATAATTTTCTAAATGCTGTTCCACTTATACCCAAATCAATTGAACTATCGGCGTTTGGTTTTACATTTGCTCCACCTGCTGCCAATGTTATGTCTGCTGCTGCAGTTATTACCATATCCGTAGATACATCAATGGAGTCGTTAGCTCCATCTATTTCTAACTTATCTACTCGTGTGTTTCCACCACTAAGTGTAAGTAAATTATTTGCTTGTGTTGCAGTAAAATCACCGGCGTCAAAATTAATGACTGCACCTTCTGCTAAAAACAAGTCACTAAATTGACGAGTTTCAGTTCCTAAGGCTACACCATCATTATTTGTTGGTGTTATTGCTCCACTTGCTGATATTTCGTTAAGTACCGCGTTACTTCCCGATACTATTACTTTTCTCCATTGAGCCATTGTTATCTCCTAATAGGGTATATCCATTCCATTATAAATATTAAGTCGGTGGATTTTCGTATCCTAAATACCAAGCATTTGAACCACTATATATTAGTCCACCCGCTACTGCTGTTGGCATTGCTCCTTCCACTTCATTAAAAACCAAAACCCTATCGTGTGTTGATTTGAATAATAAATTGTCTGAGTCATCCTTGAAGGTAAATAAATCACCACTACCCTTTGTGGCTTTAAATTCCCAACTCGAACCTGTAAATTCGTTGACACCACTTGCCTCTTTCCAAGTTGATGCTCCATACTTAAATGCTGTACTATCTAATAATAAACTTCCTGTTATCTGATGACTCGATACGGATGGGTTATACCCAACCTTTGTCGAACCACTAACATTTAAACCAGTTGCTAAAGAAGTTCCTACATACTGATATGTGGTCATATAGACATATTGACTATCAGTTGGATCTTTATCTGCATTTAAAAACTGAACAATACCAGTTTTATAGTCAAATACATAATCATTGGTGGAAACAATATCACCACCAGCCAAAGAACCAGTTTGTAAACTATGACTTACTGCGGATGATTTATACAATACCGCTAAATATCCTGGTGTAGCATCTTCTGTTGTCGAGTTTGCTAATGAAGATGCTCCATACTTGGGTGATATGAAACTTGTCTGTTGGTCTGAACTAATCAACTGAGCTCCTATTCCACTATCACTTCCTGTTGGGTTTAGAAAAAACCAAACCTCATTATTAGTGTTTGATTTAGTCATTTTCTGTCTAAACCAATATCTCATTATATTATCACCATCAACAGAATAATACGAACCGATATCTGCACTTCCACTAAATGGTAATCCAGTTGAAGGTATTAGGTTTGCCTGAGTAAATACCTCTCCAGCACCTAAATCTAATACATCCGTAAATGCTTCTTGTGCTGTCGTAAAGGTATTGTGTGTATATCTTCTTGACGCTAATAATCTACCCGACTTCGATCCTGAATCTATTAATCCCATATCTTATCCTTAACTAAAACCCAATGTTATTGAAGATATTGGTGTTGGATCACCTTTATATCTAACAAT